CTTCCTAGTGTTTGGACCCGATGAAAAGTTTTTCCGAGTGACTGGCTACCCAGACGAGCTAGTTATCTACAAGTCCCCAGAGGACGAGAGCATTGATGTTAATATCTCATTCGATGTCCAGAATCAAGACCCAGAAACAATGAAGGCTAAGATTGCAGCGATTCTTGAGCTAGCTAGAAACTCACCCAACAATACATTCAATGTTCAAGCAGCGGAGCAATTTGCAGCGAATGCAATTGATCCAAGTATTGCGGATGCAATCATTCAACCCGAAGGAATGGGGCAGGAAGAAATGGTTAAGGATGTTACTGATGATCTCACCAAGATTTACGCTGGTATTCCAGTGGGTGCTCGACCAAATGGTGGTCAGATTGCAATGCAGGTAATTCAGGAATACACAGGTCAAGAGGGTATCCAAGGCAGAATCCAATCGGATCCTAGCTTCATGGCTAACCTACAGAACTACGCAGCTCAATATCAACAGCAAGTTGCTCAACAGCAGAATGCAGAGATCGGACGCTTGGGTGCGGCTCCCGCAGCAATGGGCTCCGTTGACACTCAAAACCTAGGAGAATCCTAATGGCTATTAAGCAAACAGACAGTCTCAATGAAGCAGTATTGTTTCTATCTAAGTACGAGCAGTACCAGTACATCATTGATTTTATCAAAGAGTGCAGGGAAACTAAATTCCATCTTTTAGAAAAAAGCTTGGATGCCAGTGAGCGTGCTGATGCCAAAATAATTGGTGGAATGATAGAGGACGACTACTTGCTAAAAGTTTTATCCCCAGAAAAAATTAACTAACACAACCAAAACTAATGAAGAAAAAAGCAATAAGTGCAATCGTAAAGGGTATTCAGAAAGTGTCCTCTGGTACAAAAACAACAGCCAAGACCAAGAATGTTCGATCCAAAACTGGTTTAAATAAAAAAGCAGTTTCGAGGGAGGGATTTGATCCAGCAAAAGCAGCAGCAGCCAAGGCAAAGGGCGTAAAGGTTACACCAATTAAGAAACCCCTAACAACCGCTCAAAAAAAAGCCAATGATGCTGCAGCTAAGGCTGGTAAACCAGTATCGGCTAAACCCAAGGTAGCTAAGAAAGTAGCTAAAAAAGCAGCTAAAAAGGCGGCTAAAAAGGTGGCTAAAAAAGCACCAGTCAAAAAGGCAGCAGCTAAAAAAGCACCAATTAAAAAGGTAGCAGCCAAGGAAGTACCCAAGAAGACAGCACCCAAGGGGCCATTGCAGGGACCTAAGACAGCAGCGGAGTCCGTAAAGGGAAAGCCATTGCAGGGACCATCTAACTACAAGGGCAGCTTTTTTAAGAACAAAGAAAGTGCACTCAATGAGTCCAAATCTAAGTTCATGAACTCCAAGGGCAGGGGCAAAGCCAAGTCTAAATCTGGGGAATCCGCACGCCAAGCTGGATATAGAGCTGGTCGGGCAAGTGTAGGTGGAAAAGCAGCCAAGAAAGTCAAGAAGGGTGCAGGCAAAGTTCTGAAGTCCCGCATAACGCAGGGTGTCGGTGCTGGATATGCAGGTGCAAAAATGGGTAGTAGGGGTAATGGGGGATCAAGTAATCCTCAATCAAGTAAATACTTTACGGAAGCCGAACTACAAGCCGCAAAAGCTCGTGTAAAAGCAAATCGAAGCCGTTAAAATAGCCCCGTGCTATAATACTTTCATCGCCGTACTGCGGGCGTAAAAATGCAGATTAGTGTTATGGATCAAACCGAAAATGTGGGTAACGATACAGCCCCTATAGAAGAAGTATCGACAGTCGAACAAGCCAAACCGCAAACGCTGGACGAAATTCGTCAAGCAAGAGTGGAAAAGCTATCACCAACGCAGGAACAGCCAGAGAAATCTGAGCCAGTTGCAGAGGAAGAAGCTACAGAGGATGCATCCGAAGTAGAAGAAGCCGAAGAAACTGAATCAGAGGAAACTACTGAAGAAGCGGAGGGAGGCGAAGGCGTTCTTTCACAGATTGATTGGGATGAGTTGGATGATGACTCTCGTTCACAGATCGCTATACAGGCCATGGAAGTTTTGCCGCCCGAAAAATTGGGTGAGCTAGCTAAGAAAATGGGCAGTGGTAGTGGTAAGCGAATTGGAGAATTAACCTCTCAAATCAAGGAACTCAAAAGCGAGTTAGAAAGTAAAAGTGCTGCACTATCAAGCAGTTTGGATACTGTCATCGCTCCAACAAATGCATTAGCAACGGTCACTACAGAAGACGAGCTAGAAAGCATTGAGAAGGAGACGAAAAACAATATCCGTTTTTACCAGAACTGGTTAGCTGGAGACGATGATACATTTGAACACAAGGGCAGTGAATACACTCGCTCGGACATTGTTCAGTATATTAGTAGTCTACAGGATAAATACGATGATCTGCCAAAGCAGCGTAAGTATTTAAAGCGACTAGAGGCAGCTAATAAAGAGGCAGAGGAGTTAAACTCCAAAGCCAAAGATGAGTTTACTTGGTTAGAGGATGATGAATCAGAAACCAATTTAGAATACAGGAAAATGGTTTCCTCGGAGGACATGGCTATTGTTGCCAAGGTTGCCCCAGCGTTGGCTGCTAAACTGAAATATCAGTTGGCTCACGCTGCGACAAACATGGTAAAGCCCACTGTAAACCGCAAGAAGAAGATAATCATTCCTCGTAAACTACCAAAGAATGCACTGAGTGGCAATACAGCCAGTAACTCACGGCAGACAGTGGAGTCCAATCAAATGAAAAAGCTAAAGGAAGCGGCTGGAAAAGGAAATTTAATGGCAGCACGCCAGATCCGACAACTACAAATTAACTCTCGTTACAAATAAACAAAAACAACTCAAATAATTATCTAATATCATGACAGATTTTGATGCTTCATTCCGTTCTACACCACCAACTGGTTCTGGTGTAGGCAATCGCGAACAATTGTTGGACCTAACAACTGTTCTTTCTCCTCGCCAAGCTCCCGTTTACGGACTGCTCCCAAAACAAGCTGCTACCGCAGACCTCGTTGAGTGGACCGTAGATGACCTTCGGGATCCTGCTGCTGGCAACGCCGTTATTGAAGGTGCTGATGTTGGTACAACTGGGGGCGACGAGTTCGTTGGTCAGTTTGACAACCTCAGTCGCTTGAACAATCGTCTTCAGCACTTCCGTGATACATTCCGTGTTTCTAAGAAACAGGAAATCATGGATTCCGTTACTCCAGTTCGTATCCAAGAAGCCGAAGAAAAAGCTACTTCTCAAGTCCTACGGGACATTGAAGCATCTATTTGCTCGGACAATGGTGCTGTTACTGGTTCTGGCGTTGCTGCTGGTAAACTTCGTGGCCTCGGTGTTTGGCTTGACCCAACTCTCGAAGCGGGTGCTGGAACACAATCCACTGATGATGTAACTGAAGTTCCAGATGCATTCAAGACACAAGCTGGTGCAGTTCTAGCCGATAATGCATTGGAGCTAACTGAAGCCCGTTTCAACGGAATGCTTACAAGCATCTTTGAAGAAACTGGTGAGCAGCAAGACATGATCCTTGTAGCTGGTACACAAGTACGTAACTCCATCATTGATGGCTTTACTCGTGTTCAAGCTGGCACAGGTAACGGTGGTGGTAACACTACTGTCTTCAATCAAGGTGATGGCACAGATGTCAGCTACAATGTTGAAATCTTCCAAGGCCCCTATGGTGTCGTGAAGATTATCTCTGCGAATCCCAAGTGCTTGCCAGATCAGAAGCGTGCTTACCTCCTCGATCCTTCGCTCCTTGGTTGGGCAGAAGGACTGAGCATGGGTTCCACAATGCTCGAAGATCAAGGTGGCGGTCCTCGTGGTTACATCGACGCAATGGGTACTCTTTGCGTTAAGGGCTGCAACGGCCTCGGTAAGATCACTGACTTCGCAGTCTAGTTCTATTGACAATTCTGGGGAAGGGAGGTAACATCCCTCTCTTCCCCTATTTTTTTAAATAACCAACAAAAACAATGGCATATAACGATTATGATACTCCTTCCGAATTTTTCGGAAGTGGATACAGCAGTGATGGAACTTCTATTACTTTTACAATTGGAACAGGTGGAGCTCTGCCTAACCTTACTTCCGCTGACGCAGACGCATTGACTGGTGATTTTCGATCAGTCGTATACGAACTAAACAACGGCACTTTTGAAAAATACAATGAAATTGTAGACGAAGACAAACCAACTCAAATGAGCCTATCGCGGACAAGATCCGAGAGTAGTGGCGTGCTTAAAAGTAAATTCAACTATTCGTTTAATATGGATGGAGATAGACTTAGCGTACTACCAGAGCCACCATTAGTTCCCTAGGTTAATTAAATCAATAATTCTGGGTGGGGGACACACCCCCACCCTTTAATTATGTCAAACTTACCATCAGAAGAAGAGTTATTTGCTAATCAATTTCTTATGCTTGATGAGCAAGCGAAGGCCATCTTTAGTCCAAAGATGCAGGAAAAGCGGATGCAGGGAGCTAGAAAATCGGCTTCTCAGTTTAAAGGCAAAGAGCACCCAATCTTCGGTAAGCACATCGGTAGTGTTCCAATGAACGAATACTACGCATTGAACAAAAAGTACGGAGTGGGGTTCTCAAATGATGATGACTTCCTAAAGTATTTAAACAATAAGGTTCTCCTGCCAAATGGCATGGCGGCCAATAAATTTTAATGGCACTTACAAACGATACATTCGCTGATCTAAAGAATCTAACATTCGCACTAATTGGTCGCGAATACGCAGATGGAACAGCGTCATTAACTCGTCTAAAGTCCCTATGGAACTACGCAGCTAAGAAAGCGTACAACCAAACAAACTACTGGGAACGCTTTTTGGTTTTCGGTGAAGCACGATTAATTGCAAACGGCAATCAAGTGCCACAGAGTGAAGTAAACAAGGATGACATTGGTACGTATCTACGTATCTACAAGGATGATCCAGATGTATCCCGCGGAACAGAGTACGACTTTATGGTCAACTCAAACGGAGCCACGATAACTGGTTCTGGGGGGATTCCGCAAAGTGGTCTATACTTGGATCCCTTAGATAATGGTCTGTATCTACAACCAAATAATTCAGGGGATCCAGTGGAGGTTTTTGTTTCCTATAAGAAAGCATACAATCCAGACTACGGAAACGCTGGGGACACTGAAGAGATTCCATCGGAACTGCTCCCGTATATGGCTCACCTAGCTGCCTACACTTGGCAACGCAGTGTTGAACAGAACTCTGACGAGGCTAACTTTAGCCTGTCTGTGGCACTTGTTAATTCAATTCTAGAGGACGAGCTAGCTAAGATATCAGATCAGAACATAGCTAACTCTTATCTAGTTAAGAAAATCCGAACAAATTACAACCAACTAATCATATAACATCATGTCAACACCCGCATACACAGAACAAAGCCTAGGCAAACGAGGCAGCGAAGTAATCGTAGGAGCAGCTCCCGCAGGTAACTGGGCTATTATCGTAGCTGGACCCCAAGGAGCTACAATTAGTGCAATTACTTGCTCAAACAAAGCCAACGCAGTTGCACTGCAAACTACACTGCCCGCTGGCTACACTAGCTACGGCAACTTCACGGCTATCACAGTCACCGCTGGATCCATCGAAGCATACAACGCTTAATCCAGTGCAAGCTACACTATCAATTGGTTTGAATACTAGCAACACTACGGTTGTTGTGTCCCAGAATGTAACCCCACCAGCCCCTTAAATAATGCCCAGCAACTTTAAAGTTTCCTCTGATATAGATACGCTTCTTCGCAAGCAAACAAGGGAAGAAGCCGCTGATTATCTTGGGCTTGAAATTCCACCAGCAGTATGGGGGGGTATTACTGGGACGCTAAGCAATCAGAGTGACTTGCAGGGTGCATTGGATGCGAAGGCCCCCATTGCTGATGCTACATTTACTGGGACAACTACAATTCCCTCTGCTGATATCACGACTGCGGATTTCAATGCGGGTGCAACTGGTGGAGAGCTTAGTTGGAACGGTCAAGAAAAGACACTGAACCTTGTTACTGGAACGGACACAACTATTCAGGTTGGTCAGGAGCTGGTACTGTATGCTGTAAACAAATCTGGTGCAACAATACCCAATGGAAGTGTTGTATCAATAGGCGGTTCTCAAGGAAACAAGCCAACCATTGTTTTATCCCAAGCGGATACTGTAGCAAATGCACGTAAAACAATTGGTATTACAACTGAATCCATTTCTAACAATTCTAGTGGTTTTGTCACACTAAACGGAAAAGTTAGAGACTTAGTTCTGGACGACGGCACATACACTGAGGGCGAAGTAGTTTACTTGAGCAGCACTCTTGCTGGGGGTATTACAAACGTTCAGCCAGACATAAGTGTTGAGCTTGGTCACGTTTTAGCAGTTAGCAATGGGGGCAACACAAGCGGAGTGCTTGAGGTTCAGATTAATAATGAATCAGCGGTGCATGAGCTTGAGCAGGAACTAAGTGAACAAATAACAGACAATTATAATGAAATTGAGTTAAACAGGAATTCAATAATTTCTTTAAATGACAGAGTTGATGAATTATATCCAGTTTATCCATACACAACTTCAATTGCTGGTGGAATAGGTTCAATTAAAAACCTTCGGGAAGCTGATTTGAACTCTGGGTATCGTTTAGATACTGCAATAACAAGTGTTACTTTAGGGTCTAATTGCAAATCACTGGGATCGCAGACTTTTCAAGGATGTGATTCTTTGGTGGAATTTTTTTATCATAACTCAACCGCTGGAACAATCGGTGATATGTGTTTTGAAAATTGCATTAAATATGGTCAAGGCATTAACGCTGGTGGCAATGGTTTTACATTGGGCAGAAACATTACTGCAATTGGAAATTCATCTTACCGAGGTTGCACATCACTAAAGACAGTTCGTTTATTAGATTACGACCTTGCCGCAGTTGGTCGCTTTGCTTTTGAAGGATGCACTGCATTAGAAGAGTTTACATTTCCACAGCAAACTGGTGGTTCTCAAAACATTTTTACAGTAGTTTCTGAATCTGTTTTAAGAAACTGCACAGCATTAACGCAAATTGAAATACCAAGTACCGTTACTGAAATCCAAGCTGCTGTATTCCGTGATTGCACAGCATTGTCCTCAATTAGATGCTATGCAACGGAAGCACCAACTTTAGTCGGAGTAAATCAATTTTTGAATGTTAATACTACAACCATTAACGTTCCAGTAAATTCAACAGGCTATGGCACTACATACGCTGGTTTAACGGTCAATTATATCTTATAATGAACGATCAATTGTTAGAACATTTTAAAATTTGGGGTACTCTTGGAGTAGCTCAGTTTACAGCAACTCTATCCAGTGCAAACGATCTAGCTAGTATCTTCGCATTACTTTGCGGAGGAGTAGCATCCCTAGCCATCGCTTGGTGGCACATCTTTAAGAAATAATATTATGACACCAGAACTATTAGCAATGCTAGGCGGGGGCGTAAGCGGCTTCGTCATGAAGATGATCGCGGCACAGGCTGATAATCAAGCACGTCTTTTTGAGCGTATGATCGCTCGTCAGACAGTAGCGGATAAATCAGCGGATAAGGCAGCAGCACGGGGTGGTGTATATATGCGTCGTGCAATTACGGCGGCAGTTATCTTTGCTATTGTAATAGCCCCATTTGTCTTCGCATTCACCGACATAGGTGTTAGCATTCAAACGGAATCCAAGGGCTTTCTAGGGCTATTCAAGCGTCTAGAATGGTCCACTGTACAGGGTTTTGTTATACTACCAGAAATCCGCCAAACAGCACTGGCAATTGTTGGATTTTATTTTGGTTCATCACAGGTTAAATAATGAGGAAGGTTCACAAGAGCACTAAAGGTGGTCTTACTGCCGCAGGTAGAGCCCACTTCAAGAGAAAGACTGGAGCTAATTTAAAAGCCCCAGTTACTGAGTCTAACCCAACTGGTAAAAAGAAAGCCAGAAAGAAATCATTCTGTGCTAGAATGTCTGGTGTAAAGGGACCAATGAAGGATTCCAAGGGTAAGCCTACACGCAAGGCACTGGCACTACGCAGGTGGAAATGTCAATAAATTAAACAATGAGCTTAGGAAATACCAACATTCATCAGCAGGGAGAAATCCCAGAAATCACAAAGCTACCCAATGGCCGCATTCGGGTCGTTCGTCGCTTTGTAAAGTTTACGCGAGAGGATGTTGACAATGTTCAGTTAGGAACGCTGCTTGGTAATTTCGGTGACCTAGATACCGATGGCGAACAAATTCAGAATCAGGGATACACTAACTGCCGACTCATTGAAGTAGAGGTAGAGCGGGTAACAAAAAGATCCGCAGGAACTGACAGTAAGGATAATGTTCTAGTACAAACCTACGAGACACTTACTGGTTCATTTGTGGAAACAACGGATCCCACTATCTCCGTTGCGGAGAATGGCTTAAGGCAAATAACCAAGGTGTACCGTGCTATCTCAGGCACTGTTAGTTCTGGTGTAGTTGGTGTGACACAACTGGCCTCTGGTGAATTTCTAGCTAGCTCCCAGATAGAGGACAACACAGCATTTGCGGAGCTTACCGAAATCTACCTAGAGGCGGGTATATTGTCGGAGACACTGGACAGTGTGGGCTCACAGAAGGCCAAGGTCATTGAGACTATTGGTATTGATCCCGTTACGCCCGATGGGTACTTACTGGCTAACAAGAAAGAGAGTGACTTTGAGGGATTCCAGACAAATCAATTTACTTTCCTTAAGCCATCCATCTTATCTAGAAACATCGATACTCGAAATCAGGGTAACCTTAAAATTGAAACAGTTGAATCCTTTAACTTAGATCCAACCAGCACTATTAACGGTGTGTTAATATCAGAGAAGGTCAGCGATGTAGAGGGCATACCGACAAATCAGAACGTATACGCTGAAGGATCTGGTGAAGTGTCACGCACCATTGAAACACGTAATAATGGTGCACTTACGATTACTACAGTAGAAGCACTTGGTTCCGCTGGTACAGCTATAGGATTAGAAATTGAGGCTACTACCAGAGAAGAGGACGGCTACACTCTTTTTCGTAATACTTTTGCGGATGGACAAGGTGAAGTCTCTCGTACTACTGAAAAACGCAATCAAGGGAAACTCACTGTTACTACGATAGAATCTTTGGGCAGTGCAGGCACTGCAACTGGTGTTGAAATTGAAGCGACTACCCGTGAGCAGGACGGGTATACACTGTTTAGAAATACATTTGCTGATGGTAACGGAGAGGTTTCTCGTACTACTGAAACACGCAATAAGGGTGCTCTGACTATTACTACCGTTGAGGCACTTGGTGCTGCGGGATCGGCTACTGGATTAGAAATTGAAGCAACTACTCGTGAGCAAGACGGATACACTTTATTTCGTAATGTCTATGCTGATGGGCAGGGTGAAGTCTCTCGCACTACCGAAACACGCAACCAAGGAAAACTTACTGTAACTACGGTAGAGTCCTTGGGAAGTGCTGGCAGTGCAAGTGGAATACAGATTGAAGCAACTACTCGCGAGCAAGATGGATACACATTGTTCCGCAATACCTTTGCTGATGGACAGGGTGAAGTCTCTCTTAGCGTTGAGACGCGTAATAATGGTAAACTTACCGTTACCACTGTCGAAGCACTTGGGGCTGCTGGTTCCGCAACAGGTATTGAAATTGAGGCTACTACTCGCGAGCAAAATGGTTATACTCTTTTTCGTAATGTGTTCGCTGATGGACAAGGTGAGGTTTCAAGAACCGTTGAAACAAGAAACCAAGGTAAACTTACTATTACTACGGTGGAAGCGTTGGGTTCCGCTGAATCGGCGGGTGGTGTGGAAATCGAGGCAACCACTCGTGAGCAGGATGGCTACATTTTGTTTCGCAATACATTTGCTAGTGGGCAGGGTGAAGTCTCTCGTGCCGTAGAAACAAAAAATCAAGGTGCTTTGACTATTACTACAGTGGAAGCATTGGGATCCGCAGGCTCTGCTAATGGGGTAGAAATAGAAGCTACTGCAAGGGAACAAGACGGTTACACGTTGTTTCGTAATACCTTCGCCAGTGGCACTGGCGAGGTTTCAAGAACCGTTGAAACAAGAAACCAAGGTAATCTTACAGTCACTACAGTTGAGTCCTTGGGTTCTGCTGGTACTGGGACAGGTGTAGAGATCGAAGCCACGACCCGTGAACAAGACGGCTATACATTATTCCGCAATACTTTCGCCGATGGGCAAGGCGAGGTTTCTCGAACTACCGAAACACGCAATAAGGGTGCTCTGACTATTACTACAGTGGAGGCACTTGGAAGTGCTGGCTCAGCCGCAGGTGTAGAGATAGAAGCAACCACTCGTGAGCAGGACGGGTATACACTGTTTAGAAATACATTTGCTGAAGGCAACGGTGAAGTCTCTCGTACTGTAGAAACAAAAAACAAAGGCAAGCTTACCATTACTACAGTGGAAGCACTGGGTGCTGCTGGCACAGGGACTGGTGTAGAAATTGAGGCTACTACAAGAGAGCAAGATGGCTATACTCTATTCCGCAATACATTCGCTGAAGGCAACGGTGAGGTCTCTCGTACTACCGAAACCAGAAATCAAAGTGCACTTACCATTACTACAGTTGAGGCCTTGGGTGCTGCTGGTACGGCCACAGGCGTAGAAATTGAGGCAACAACCCGCGAGCAAGATGGTTATACTTTATTCCGCAATACCTTCGCCGATGGTCAGGGTGAAGTTTCTAGAACCGTAGAAACACGTAATAATAGTAAGCTTACTATTACTACAGTGGAAGCCCTAGGGGCAGCAGGTACAGGGACTGGTGTTGAGATCGAAGCCACAACTCGTGAGCAGGACGGTTACACGTTATTCCGTAATGTGTTTGCCAATGGCAATGGAGAGGTCTCTCGTACGACAGAAAGCAGAAACCAAGGCAAGCTTACCATTACTACCGTTGAAGCATTGGGATCCGCTGGATCGGCGGGTGGTGTAGGAATTGAAGCCACCACCAGAGAGCAGGACGGGTATACCCTTTTCCGTAATACATTTGCTGAAGGTAACGGAGAAGTGTCTCGTACTACTGAAAAACGAAACCAAGGCAAGCTTACCATTACTACAGTGGAAGCACTTGGCAGTGCTGGCTCAGCCACAGGCTTACAAATTGAATCAACAACTCGTGAGCAAGACGGCTACACTCTTTTCCGCAATGTCTTTGCTGATGGTAACGGAGAAGTGTCTCGTACTACTGAAACAAAAAACCAAGGAAAACTTACCATTACTACAGTAGAAGCACTGGGTGCTGCGGAATCTGCTAATGGGGTAGAAATCGAAGCCACAAGAACAGAGCAAGATGGATACACTCTTTTCCGTAATGTATTTGCCGAAGGTGACGGAAGGGTTTCTAGTACCGTAGATACACGCAATAATGGTAAGCTTACCATTACTACAGTAGAAGCACTGGGTGCTGCGGAATCTGCTACGGGAGTTGAGATTGAAGCCACCACAAGGGAACAAGATGGATACACTCTTTTCCGTAATACTTTTGCTGATGGACAAGGTGAGGTTTCTCGTAAAATTGAGACACGCAGTAATGGTGCATTAATCATTACAACAATCGAAGCACTGGGTGCTGCGGAAATTGCTGAGGGAGTTGAGATTGAAGCCACTACAGAAGAAAGAAATGGCTACACCTTGTTTCGCAATGTGTTTGCCAATGCTGTTAACGGATCTGCGGAGGTACGTGTTCGCACCAGAACAGGACCAGCGGCAATCACAGGATCAACAATTAAAAGAATTGTTTCTATTGGCGACACTGCCGTTGAATCCAATGAGGGAGAATTGATTGATTCAACCGACGAAAAGGCTGATGGGTACACAATCTTTACCCGCGAATACCTTGTGGGTGCTACAGAGGGAATTAAAAGAACGTACAGTGATAGCTATAAAGTTCGTGTTCCAGGAGCAATTCAACTCCAACAAGTAGCTGTTTCCATTGAGGGTGTAAGTGGCTACGAGGGTGCAGTTATAGATACCCCCCCGTCCACTCAGACAATTCCAGTGGATGTGGTAATTTCAATTGAAAAAGAAGATCCACCAAGAGAGAGACCTCCTTTTGATATGGGAAAAATTCGTTGTTCACTGTCAATGGAAAGAATAGCTCATTCTTACCGTGGATTTCAATCCTTTAGAACTTTTACTCCAGCGATTACAGATGAAGAAGGAAATGTCACAACCGCAGCAAGTGAAAACGTTGAGTATTATCCCAAGCAAACCGTAACAAGTTCAGCATCTGGAAGAGTTTATCCTGAAAGATTTTTAATTGGACCAGACAGTCTGGTTACGGAATTTAGGTATCAATCTCAATTAAACAGAACTGAACAGCAGGGTGGAGGCGTTCCATTGGCTAATGTTCCACTCTATGATACCAAGCAATGCAGTATGCGTGTAACTGGGTCGCAGGGACCAGATGGATACAAGCTTAATGGTACGCTGCAAACGGAGAGCAGACCAATAATCACATTGCTTAACGGAGAAACTTACTATGAGGTTGTAAGATACAAGACCAATGGCCTCACATCAGTAGAATATCCTAAAGCACAATCTGGATCTTCTGGGTCTGGGTCCACACTTGGTGTGCCCACTTTGCCTGACAATCCTCCTGTTGAAGAAGAATATTCATTGTATTCTAATGGCAGTATGAATATTACTCAATTCACTAACAACACAATTTAATACATGAGTTATTTAATAGCAAGAATTACGAAAAAGGGAACTTACTCCTTTAATCAAATTGAACAAAAGTCTCAACGGTATTTTTACGCATCAGGAGGAGGATCAAATTATACTCCAGCCGTGGGAGATACGGTTACATTTTTTCAGCCAGCTAGAGAACTATACGACACAGGTACTTCTAGGAACGATGCGAGGACTTCGGATGCATACAAAGTAGCTGAAACAGGAGAAGATTACTCTGGGAACAATTGGTTTACATTGGATGATGTACTTTCATATAATAGAAACCCCGAAAAAAAGGATGACCTAGAATTTGATCCAAAATTTTCAAGAGAACTATACGTACAGGCAGTAACTATAGCTGCGGATTCGGGAGAGACATTCCCACAAATTGGCAATGTTGAACTCAATGCTTCTGGGGATGGAAAATTGGATTTTGCTCCATACTATAGGGTAAGAGATATTCTTATTAGAAATGATTACAATTCAAATGGCACGTTGCGGGAGGTTTATACTAAGCGAAAAGTTTTTAAGGGTAGTCCAGTTCTTGAATTTAAGGAACTAGACGGAACAACGGAAGGACCGTGGACAGAGATAGAAGAAAAAAACTTTAGGTTTTACTATCCAACTGGTGGAGATCCAACCAGAGACAAAGCACCTAACCCATATCTTGGGTTTCTTGGTCGCTCATTATCAACAATATGTAAATTTAGCCCAAATAGTTCTCAGCCGTTTGAGCAGGGAAAACAATATAAATTTCGGATAATAGAGTCATTTCCAGAAATGGCAGATATTGGGAGTGCTGGTGATTCATTTACTTCCAATGAATCAGATTGGATTTCACCCGCCGTAATTGATCCACTGGAAGCTATTGACGTATCCGCTGAGCACATATTTGATGGTCCAGATGAATTTGTTGTTTTTTCACCAGAAGTTATTAAAAACACTTATGACAAACTTATAGTACATAGGTATCAGTTTACCATCGATGATCCTGATCCACTAAATTATTCTTGGCAAGATGTGGGCAGTCGTCAGCCAGTATTTAATGACAATGGAACAAGAGTTTTTGATTTAAACACGGATTACAGGTTCAGGGCAATATCAACTGCACAGCCACGCCTAGGATTGGCAGTGTCTACAGTAACTGGCACAGCATCCGCTCCACTTACCCTTGAGGACTTGGGAAACCAAGTTGGCGTTTCAGCACCAACAATATCGTCAGTTGGTTTTAAATCAAAAAGAGCAACCTCTAATATACTTTCTATAGAATTTCAACCAGCACTGTCTGGTAGAGCATCACAATACTTATTGCAATTCAGTACAGACCAAGGAAGCACTTGGCAAGATTCAAGTTCTAGGATAACTGGAAGCCCAGATGATTTTTTATCCAGATTCGGAATAGATGTTGGCGAGGGTGAAGGACGTTTCTATAGCGTTAATGGGCAACTACAGCGGCGACCATATGGATGGGATCTATTAAGTATTTCTGAGCAGGGGTTATGGGAACGAAGCCAGCTAACAAAACCCTCTATTAGAGTTTTAAATAAACGCGGTCAAAGCGTAAGGTGCGGAATTTTTTCCCTTCCATTCACTACACTTGACACTGTCACTTCGTATAAGTTTAGAATTGCTGCATCTAACACTACTATTACTAAATCTGGAAAATTAGTTGCTGGTGTCCCCACTGGAGCTTTAGTTAATACTATAAACTCAAATGAGTTTGATTTTATTCCTACATCCACTGAGGCCGAGATCGCCAGCACCGCCGTCGTTCCACCCACTGGGGTAGTTGTTTCGGTGAATAATACATATGAAATAGACCTTGAATGGACGATTCCAGCAGAATCGGCTGCCACTGAAACCACAATTTATTATAGTGAAGATAATGGTGATGGTACATATGGAGATCGTATACGATATGACACTGTTGATGTAGATGTTACAACTATTACCGATGTTGAAGTTCCACGGGGTGGAGACTATCAATTTGAAGTGGAGTCAACTGCTGTGGTTGAAACAACCGAAGTAGTTGTAGTAGATGCGGAGGAAGTTGAAGTAACAACTGTAACATCCGATTCAGCCATTTCAGCGTCGGAATCATTTAATTCCCCAGTGCTAAATAAACCTGAGTCATTTGATTATAATATCGTTAATAATGATCTTGTTTTTACTTGGAATAATATCTCAGTGGATCACCAAAGTAATGTTTTTAGATACCGACCACAATCGGATTCAGTCTGGACCGAAGTGGTCCTGTCAGCCAGTTCCACTAGTTACACCCTGTTAAATTTTGTAAATCAAACAAACTACGTTTTTTCAGCCGCTGGTCTTCGATTTTATGATACTGGCGAAACATTAAACAGTCGTATCGTTTACAGGTCGGAGTTTACTTTTTCCTCACCATTAAATTATCTTGAAATTTGGGCTGACTCAAACGACGATCTTTACCTTACCTATGAGAGAGGCGATCTGACATCTGGGTGGGGATTTGGACCTGCACCAATTGCAAATGGTATGGTAAGTAATTCTAATTTTGGAACTTCAAGGGGCAATATAGGTATTCAAAATATCTCAACACTTGAGAATAATTTAAACGATGCATATTTCTTTGAAATAGCTGCTACTTCTGGTAATTACTCTGTTGCTAGCAGAACGAAAACAGTGCCACTTAGCCTTGGACTTCATTGGGGTCAACACAGTAGGTTCGGATATTATGATACTAGCCAAGTATATATTGCAGAGTTGCGAGATAAGACACCATTTGGTTACACACATTTACTCAACTTAAATAATCCATATCCATTTCTTGATGGAACTGCAATTCCATTTGGCAGTTACTGGGATGGACTCCCATCACCTCCACCAGTATTACAATCTCTTGATCCGAAGGACTGGATATTTGGCCCAAAGTTAGATATTCCCGAATTTTCGGATGCTGGAACGCCATATAATTACCCAGATGATGCAGGTGTTTACCCAGTAAAGATAAAGTCACAGAACTCAGCAAGCTATACAGCACTCGTAGATATCTACGGGACTTCGGAGGGATTTTTTAGGGCTAATACAATAGCATCCATTGCTGGTTTTCAGGCCCCATCAAATGGAGTAATTGATCCGTCCACTTGGACTTGGGGTCCACGTATAACAGTGCCGACATTAAACACATAATACTATTATGCTTTCAAGAGGAGAAGAAATTGAATGGGAAAACACCGTATCACTCAACAAACAGAGGGAGACGAGAGCTAGACGAGCTAAAGCAAAAAGCAATAAAGATGCTGAAAAAACTGAACTTAAATACGAACGTCTTGATAGAGATGGAGTAAGCTCAACTAAAGCTCGGCGTGCAATTAAAGAGAAGTATGCAAAGATCGCAGAGGAAGCTATGAATGTCGGTGGAGCAAAGGAAGCTGAGACACCACAGAATTTCTACAGTAAAAAAAATGAAGATCCACGCGAACAATCGGATCAATCACCATCAACTACATTTGAAAGCAATAACCCACCAACTCCAGATGACGAGCCAAGTGACGTAGATCCATTTGATGGTGACGGCTTCGGCGGCGACAACTTTGAATTGGATATAGTCACAGATGGCAATACGGCGGGGCGTGCATCATTTTCGGGAACTATACTATAATGGCTATACTACGAGCAGGCCCTTGGGGCAACTTAAATAGTCCACACGTGGATGAGCCAGCCGTCAAGGATGATCAAACAAACATCTATCCAGTCAACTGTGCTAGGAGCGATTGGCCAAATCAACCTTGGACACTATTGTACAATAAAAACAGTGACATTAGTATAAGTACTGGAACCGCCGCATTGGGTTCCCCTGTTACTGCTGACGGAGTTATTTATGCTACTGTGGACTTGGACTTTAATTGGCAAGCCACCGAAGATTTTGATGTAACACTTCAATGGGATATGACCTCTACGCAGTCTGGAAGCTCAATATACCCTACATTAATATGGCAATATTATACAATTGAGGGAACAGGGGAGTATGTCTTTGATACCCCATCAGATAGTGGATCAATAAATATAACTTTACCAGCAAGCACTTTTGGTACTTTTTCGGCATCAGCAGATGCAATAGATACCTACGGATATGGTATTCAGGTAGAAGCTTCTATTAGTTAATGAACAGATTCTTCCAACTTCCAAATGACTCAGTGATCCCCTTTATTCCAAAGTGTGGATTGGCATCTACGGCAGCATCAATATTTTTTCATCAAAAAAAAATCAAGGGACACAACTTCAAGCTGACTCGACCAGTATTAAATCACGACAACAAGCCAGCACTTGCACCCATTAGGGACGCAGTAGAACGCTTTAAATCAGCAGTATATCAAGTTAATAGGGGAGATCAAAGCATTACGGTAGACGAGATATTAGACGGGCTAGAGGCGGGAACCTACAAAAACCAGCACTTTCAATCACAGACAGATATATTAAAGGGATGCGAGGGCTGCGAGTCAGTCAAGCTTTACAGGTTCCCAGAGGACTTTCAACAGATGCTAACTGACGGAGGTCTGGAACCACTTAGCGAGCATCGTAACAAATCAACAGATAAACCAGAACTCACAGAAGAACAGGAAACTAGAGTACGAGCATTGTATGCTGACGACATAGCATTGCGTTCTACACTTGATTAAAATTCCACTCACCTAAACCCATCATGATACAATAGCACCATGGCCTCAATTCCTTACATAGACAAAGAAGAAGAAAAGAAGAAAAGACTAGCAGCAGAACAGCGTAAATTAGCTGAGGCTGCCGCTGCTAATCAAGGCAACGAAGAGGGGGCGGGGATACAAGGTGTTGCCGAACGGACTGGAAACTTAGTTGATGTAGCTTCCTACGGGAACCTTCTAAATAAGGGTGTAGATATGTTTTCAAAGTACAATCCAAAAGCCCTACTCCAATCGGCGGGTGCTGTAAATAGTGCAGACGGGAATGTCATGAAGCTTGGTAGATCTCTTATTCGCGGAACTCTTGGTACGGGAAAGGGCCCCAGCGGTAATATGTCCAAGGCGGCGGGCTTGGCTACAGTTGGAAATATAGGAAGTGAAGTCTTCAGGGCTTTTGATAAAGAGGAACGCTCTGGCTATGAAGCAATGGGCGAAGGCATCGGCAACTGGGTTGGAGAAAAAATTTACGGTGATACAAGTCAACCAGCAATAACCCCCCAAGAGCTTGAGGCGATACGTGGTGGATTCAATCCAAATAAACCAATCACCAAGACCGTAAACAATACTAGAACTGCACCGTTCAATCCGAGTACTGGCTACGGGGGTTCTAGTGAAGTGGTTACTGGCTATGAGCCAATGGCACAGAAGTCACAGGGGGATCTAGCTGCGGCTGCCACAGAGAATTACGCAGCACAATTTGAAGGAGCTGCCCAGAATAAGGATGGTGGGTATACTGGGTATTTAGTAGGGGGCGGTAAGCAATCAATGTCCCAAGATCAATATGCATCGTATGCAAATGAACAGAGGATGGGTTTAGCTAATGCAAACGCAGTACCCATGGGGGATTACACGCCAGTAGCTGGAACGGATGGATTCGTCCAACAGCCATTGAACTATAGACCCCCTGTGCCGCTAGCACCGATAGCAACGCAAGCAACGCAAGCAACGCAAGCACCGCAAACTAGTAAACAAATAGAGTCTCAGGGCAACTTTGCTCTCGCACGGGACAGTGGGACTATAACCCCAGATAAGATTCGTGCCGCCGAGGAGTATGCTGCATCCATGGGCAGAGAATTTGATCCAGAAATGGGGTACACCAGCGAGTTTGATCCAAGTATCCTAGCTAAATACAATGCTGAAAGGAATGCTAGTCAGCAGGGAGATCAGTATGGCGGTCAACAAAATATCCAGCAAGATCAGGGTCGCTCTAACTACGAAAAGGAATCCGCAGCTAGAGAGGCTCGTATGGACGCAGGACCAGATTTTGGTTCAGCACAGATACGTAATTCGGATGGCAAGATGGTAACAGCAACAGAGGAAGCTAGAGCACAGCGTGACATAGTGACTGGGCTTAAGCAGGAAGCTAGGGCGGCTGGGTACACACCGCAACAGATTCGCACCTATGTTGCTGACAAATTGAAGGAGCGTCAGCAAGCTGATGAGGATCGTGCTACTCAAAAGGAAATGGACGAGCTAAATATGACTAAGGGACAAATTGAACTGCAATCAAAGATTGCTAACATGATGCCAAAGCCAGATGAAATGAGTCGAGAGGATTACTTTGGCTTCGTCAAGGGCCTTGACTCCATGGGTATTAGCGTTGATCCTCAGACTGGAAATCTAACTTCCGTTGAGGAAAAATTCCTTCGTCCAGATGGGGAAATAAATCTAGGGCCAGACTCCGATCTCTTCCAGAAGATAAGTCAAATGGATGGAGGAGAATCTTTTCTAGCAGCACCCAAGGACGTTGAGGAGTTCGCAAGCAATCAACCAGTGGGAGCCAGAGTGCGAGCAACGGATGGAACCCAGAGGGTTTGGGAGGTTCAAGAGGGCGGTGATCTGGTGCAGGTCTTGTAGGTAATAATTTAATTAATAAACAATATGGCTGAGTTAATCTCCGATGAAGAGTTTCTGGAACTAAAAAATAAGAGAAAGCAGGCTCCCTCAAAACTATCCTCGGATGGATCCACTGGGAACGTTGGAGCTGAGTTAGTCTCGGATGAGGAGTTTATTTCCATGCAGTCCAAGAGTAGGACTCCATCTGCTAACAACGCATTTTCTACAATTGGTGACTACCTTCGTGCAGTGCCAGCTACAGCCGTGGACATCACTGCGGGTGCAGCGGAGGGACTGGCTTCGGCTATCGGCGAGTTCACTGGGGATTATGATCTAGCTAGGAGTATTTCTGAAACTCGCACGGATATAAATGATGCGATCATGGGTGATGCACCAGATTCCGTGAAGAGTGACTTTGCCTATAAGGTTGCGTCTGGATTGGGCAGTACAATCCCCTACTTGGGTGCTGCACTTTTAGCCAGAAAACCATCATTGCTAGCCAAGGTTGGTGCTAATGGTTTCTTCTTAGCATCCGCTGGGCAACAGGTTCGCGATGATTACTTGGGAACGCAGGGCGTTACCTCAGAAACAGCCACAGACGAGCAGATGTCTGAAAGCAATAAGGTTGGTGCTATTGGTGCTATCCCCATTGCAATGGCAGAAAAGCTTGGTGCTGGAGTTATCCTCGGTGCATTTAAGGGTGGGGCTATACCTGCGGGTCAGGTGATGCAACGCATTTCTCAGTATGCTATGGCGGGTGCTGGTGAAGCAGCTACGGAAGTTGCTCAGTCGGGTATCATTAATAGCATAGCTAGCTACGTTGGTAAGTATGATCCAGAGCGTCCCATCACGCAGGGAATGGCCGAGTCCGCATTGATTGGTTTCCTAGTTGGTGGTGGTGTAAATGCTGGTATTGATACAGTAGAGCGAGCTGTTACCCAAGCGGACAGACTGCAAGCGGGCGTTAAGGACGGAAGTATCAACGCAAAGGATGTTATAGATGAGGACATCGGTAGCAAGTTTGCGGCAATTGCAATGGAGAATGATAGTGTACCAGAGGCCGATGGGTATCGGGAAGCACAGATCACTGATCCCAAGAGTATGTCTAACTTTATATCCAAGACACTCACACCCATTAGCCAGAGGCTGGGTCGAGCTGGCAAGGAAGTTGTTCGTGAGTTTCGTAAGTACGAAATGAATACTGGAATAAAGCTAAAGGAGTTCAAGGATGCAACAGCTCCCTTCAGCAAGAGAATGCTTGAGCTCAAGAAGAAGAGCCCAGAGGATTACAAAATACTTTCACAGGCACTAGCTAATGCCAATGAACTAGCTGCACCCCTACCCAATAGTGTTCAAAAAGACCTAGAACAGAAGGCACAGCTTCAGCCAGAGGTCATGCGATCCGCTAGTGAGCAATTACTGGACACTACCAATGAAAATGCACAAACCATCAATGAGCAGATCGGGTTGGCACGCAAGGCACTTGAGTCCTCTGGTCTAAAGACTAGGATTCAAGTTGTTGAGTCTGGTAACTCTTATTACGATCCAAGCACCAATACAATAGCTATTAGTGCCGCTGAAGCGGATACAACAACCGTTGCACACGAATACTTTCACGCCGCCCTAGGGCAAGCCGTAAAGACCGATGTAGAATTGCAGAGCATGACTCGCAATATGTTTGATAGTGTTATCCGTGCTACTGTATCTGGATCATCTATCAACGAGCAGCTAAAGGGATTTGTTTCTCAGTATGACTCCAATGTACAGAACGAAGAGTTCCTAGCACAAACAGTTGGCGAGCTAGCTAGCCAGTACGAGACGCTGGACATAAATACAAGGACACGTGTTAAGGTCTGGATAAACCAAGTGATGCAGAAGCTGGGTGTGTCTGGCGTATTTAAGGAAGCGGCCACGGACACCGAGGTCATTGAGCAGTTAAATGCATTTGCTAGGTTCGCTGGAAAGCCAGAGGCACTTACTGGTCGGGTTGGTGCTGTAATACAAAATGAAAATAATGGAGGGAGCATTATAAGTGAGCCAATTAGGGCAACTAAGTTTGTGCTAAATGATTTAACGATGGCTCCCAAGGTAAGTTTTAATAAAAAACCAAGAAAAAATTCAAACATAAACTCAGGTGATTCTCTGGATGTAGTCAGTTTATTGAATGATGCTGTTGCGAATAATAAAAAAGTTGTGCTTTGGCAATCGGATCAACTTGGAATAGGCACATATGTAAGTAAGGTAACTGGTAAAAAATATGAATTGGATGCTGGTCTTGGATTTGCAAAAAGCAAAGTAAAGGGTAGGGATAAATTTGCTTGGGCAACTGGATCAGAGTCAGTGGCGAATCAGGTAGCAAAAGCGGATTTAGTTTTTATGGTTTCTGGTGATCCAGAAACACAGCATCTTTTTAATGAGGAGATGTTTAATATTGTCTATGATAACGTCGAGGCATCTCAGGGTTCCGTTGATAGATTTATAGAAAATCTATCACGCAGTAAAAACACTGCGGACATTACCCTAGCTAACTCATTGGGTAAAATACAGAGTAAATTTGATTCAAAAGATAGTCTCAGGGGATCTCCAGCCAGAAAGGAATTTAATGTAGCATTGAGCAATAGAATGCTCGCAAAGAAAGGTCAAGGGGCAACAGATGAAAAGCTGTGGAGTGAAATGAATAAAATATTTCCGTTCGCAGATGAAGTGCGAGATGGCCATCTGGCAGAAAATGGATTCGGTGTTCGTGATATATATGCTGTATTTGCTCCAAATGGAGAAACTGGGATAAACGACAAGATGCACAGCACGTACAATGTTGGTGTTGGGGGGAAGTTTCTTGGAACCCCAGACAGGGTGGTCAATGCAATTGATGTTCTGTCAAACGATTACATGGCTGAGTTATATGAAAACCCCAAGAACCAAACTTCAAAGGGTCCAATCTCAGAGGGGCAGCTTGGGGCTAAGGTTGTTGGGGCTCAAGCAACCTACGCAACTTACAATGGTAAGGACTTAAAGGAAACTACACCACAGCAGATAGCCGATGCAATAGCTAGGGATAAGCCAGTTAAGCTAACTAAACCCAAGCCAGCTACAGCAGAGCAAATTAAATCTGGAGCTAAGGCAGCACGCAAGAAGCAGCTAGATAGATCAACTGCATCAGTTAATTTTAGAAAGTGGATGGGCAAGGGTCAATTTATCCATGATGACGGTGAGCCCATGGTATTGTACCACGGCACGAAGGGAGAGTTCGATGAGTTTACTTCCAAGAAAAATTTAGACCAAGATTCGTCTACACCAAACTGGCTGTACTTTGCAACGAACCCACAGCTAGCCGAGCAGATGGCCGCTCATAAAACTGGCTACAGAGACGGTAAGGATGCGGACGATAGACTGCAAAAATACTACGAGGAATTTAGTCAGCAAGATAAGAAGGTGGATTACGGAGAGTTTGACGACAATCTATCCAGATTAACAAGGGAGGATGGCTACGTAAAAGAAAAGACTGGAGTCCTTCCCCAAACATTTGAAAGAAACTTTGCATTGAGCATAATGCCCGTGTATCTAAATGCTAAGAATGTTTGGGATCCAACAAACCCAGATCACGTAAGTAAGCTAATGGCTAAGCTTCGTAAGAACAAAGAGTGGGAAGGTGACTACGGCTATACCCAAGAGGAAATAGCTTCTGGTGAGTTTAGGTTCATCGAGAACGCGATAACCACAAAGGCACTTAGTGACCTTGGGTTTGATGGTGCAATGCTGATGGAGACCAAGGCAGATGGCCTAAGCACTATAGCAATCTGGGACAAAAATGGGGTCAAGTCAGCCACTGGGAACAATGGTGAGTATAGCTTAAAGGATAATAACATTCGCCGCCAGAAACCCAGAACAGCAAGTGACGAGGAGATGGCACGCGGGCTGTCCAATGATGGCATGAGCATCCTAGAGAAATATGGCATGACTGAGGACTACAAGGGCGTTCGCAGTGTACTTGATCGAATCAAGGGTGAGTATGAGGATCTAGGTATGGATGCTAGCTTCATTGAGAATTACTTCCCAAGGTATGTTTCGGATTTAGATGGCCTCAAATCCTCGTATGGGCAGAAGACTGGTATAGTTGACCAAGAGATTCGACGCTACGAGAAGACAACGGGGCAAACCCTATCGGACATTGAGCGTCAAATGATGTTTGAGAAGCTAGCTAGATCCAATATGTATCGCAGTGGCTTGAGTGCTCCAAGTAACATGAAGGAGCGGATTACGGACTTTATTCAGGAGCCCCAAATGAAATACTACGCTGATCCAGAAGTAGCATTAGATAACTACATAGATAAGATGGTTAATGCCATTGAGACAAAGAAGCTCATTGGGGACTCTGCGTCTGGCAAGACACAGGGTGCTGATCCAGTGGCTGGTAGGTTAGGTGAGGTTATGGACAAGATGGCCAGCGAGGGAAGGTTGCGAGACGATCAGATTAATCTTATTCGGGGTGCTGTAGCTGCACGATTCGGAAGCCACGGTGCTCAGTATGGATTTGTTAAGGGAGCCAAGAACATGGGCTACATAGCAACAATGGGAAATGTGGGCTCAACTCTCACTCAGTTGGGTGACTTTTACTTTACGATGGTTCAGAATGGCTTAATACCCACGGTGGAAGCCGCACTGGGACGCAAGGATCTTACGGTTGAGGACTTGGGCATAGCTAAGGATATGGTTGAGATTGATAGCAAGCAGGGTGCTGGTATGTTCTCCAACAGCGTGAATAATGTCTTTAAATGGACGGGTTTAACGGCAATGGATCGCCTTGCTAAGAACACAAACATTAATGCCACGCACAAAGTTCTAACCAAGGGTGCTAAGGCTGGACAGAACACCAATAGCTACAAGAAAACCCTAGCTAGGCTTAAGAGGGTACAGGGAAATGATGCATACAAGACAATAGCTGACCTAAAAAATGGTGTAAAGAGTGAGTACGTTATCGAGGCTATATACAATAATCTTGCTGATGTAGCACCCATATCTCTTACCGAGATGCCAGAAGCCTATGCGGGAAATCCAAACCTTCGCATTATGTATAGCCTAAAGTCCTATACCATTAAGCAGTTTAACTTTGTTCGTGAGCGAGTATGGACAAAGCTAATGCAGGGCATTGCCACCAAAAATCCAAAGATGATTGGAGAGGCATCCACTGATATGATGAAAATCTTAGCCTTTTCTACCCTAGCTAATGGTAGCTCAGATGTTCTTAAGTCGATTATATTCAACCGAGAGATCGATGAGGACGACTTCATGTGGAATACACTCCTGAGGATCTTTGGCATTACCAAGTACACAACTGTTCAAGTTAGAAAAGAGGGTCTTGGTACGGCTGCACTGAAAACAATTGCACCACCCCAGTTCGGGATGATGAGTGATGTGTTCAAGGATGCACAAGAGATGGAGAGGATCCAAGATATGCGTAGCGTTAAGTACGTGCCATTCGTTGGCAAGCTATACTACTGGGCAGAGGGTCGCGGCGTTGAGACCGAGGAAAGATTATCTCGTCTTAGAGAAAAACCGAATTATCCAGATGCTCCTCGTCCGCTTTCTGAACGTGAGTCACCCCTTGATCGCCGATAAACATATGGGGTATACTGCTTAGGTCACTAAATCGAATCATTGAGATTACGTCATCAGTATGCTTACGCTGGTACACCTTATAGATAGCTTCCTTCGCTGTTCTTACGAAGTTATCTGTATCGCACAGCTCATTAGCTAGCTCTAATAAGTGCTTTGTTTTTACGAGGGTAAAACCCTTGGACATTTCAAATGCCAACCAGTCCTGCTCGCCAAACAGCCATCCATCATGACCACTTGTGTTTCTGAACTCAACCCACATGAACTCCTCCTGTAGGCTCCCGCCCCTTGACATTCGCTTCATGGCCTTAACGTCAATTGTACCTATGCAGGTATGGAAGTCGATGTGCTTGAACTGCTCTTCCCTTGTAGCAGCTCTGGGTTCTGGATCTATCAAGCTGAAGACATCTAGGAATCTACCGTGTTCGGTATCCTGTCCTCGCTTCCAGCTTTTGTCTTTAGTCCAGTCCATTTAAAGTTGGCCTCCTCACCCAGTATTAGCTAAGTGAGGAGGTTGTGTTTTCTCATCGGATTTAATAAAGGAGGGAGAGAACGAAAACCCACCCTGCCAAAGATTGCTCGCTTGGCTTACCGATAAACTATTTATTCCTAGAACGGTTTACTGCTTTTGATTGAATGCGGAGATTTCCACGTGAGGTGTTGCGGGGGTTGCGGTCTTTGTGATCGATATCCTTTCCTTGTAGCTTCCTCTTTCCGACAGCTTTCACCATCTTCCGTCTGGACTTCTTTCGGGCATCGTTACGCTTTCGCTGTTCGGGCTTACCTTGGTAGTTGTCGTATTCTTTTCTATAGTTTCTAGGCATTGTTAAATTATAACATGGATTGTTTATATTCCATGGATTTTGTCAAGCTATTCCTTCTCTATGCTATCAACTAGAACACGCTCCTGTAGTCTAGCTATCTTCTTCTTGAGCCCCTCAATGTCCTTATTTAGTTCCTCGTTTTGCTTACTTAAAACATCGCAGGATCTAGTCATTGCATTGAGTCCACGAACTAGAACGGATTCTGTGTCTGGCTTAAATATTTGAACTGGTTTTTTATCGGTCATAGTGAGTTTGTTGGTTCTTTATTTAGTGCGGCTATTGCCTGTTTTAGTTGGTTGTTCTCCTCCTGTAGTCGAAGGTTTTCATTCTTAATGTAGGCGAAGTCCTCCTTTATTGCAAGAAGTATATCGCTTAGTTCTCTTGTTGTTGTTACCATAGGTGTTTTAGTTGTGATTTATACGTGATTCACTCTATATCTTTTGTTCCTCTGTTGGTTTAATATAGAGGGATGAAAATACTATTACTCGTCCTATCTACCCTAATTCCATCAATTTCATTAGCCGATCCAGCAGTAAAAATTTTATGCGATCACGGGCTAACGCACTCCGTCGCAAAAGTTAAAACGCTTTACGCAAATGTTGGGGATCATATTTTTTATAAGGAGACAAAGGCATCCAACGGGATGCTGTTGCTCACTGATGGAGGAGTTGATAAGTTCAAAGAAGGTGAAGTAAGTAATCGTGTGGTAGTTGCGGTTGTAAAGAATTATTCATAGGAATGTCCATAGTAATCGCTACTGAAAGCGTCCGATGTGATTGATAAACTTGAAGCGTCCCTTTAGATCACGCTCGCCCTCTCGGTTCTTGGCTACGTTGTAGTCCATCTCTAGGTAGCTAACTCCATTTGGATCAATGGTTCTACAAGTGTCAATGTCACCACCCTTCGGCCACATCAGTAGAGCTATGTCCGCGTCATTCTCAATATCCCCAGAGTCCTTTAGGTCGTAAAGAACTAGCCCAGAATCCCGCATAGCACCAGTCCTGTTAATCTGAGCTAAGAGAATTACGGCTACGTCCAACTCCATTGCCATCTGCTTAATGCCGTGTGATGCCTGTGAGATGCCCTCATGCTTACTCATCTTTGGGTTAAATGGTATTAGTTGCAAGTAATCCACCACGATAATTTTTATGTCGTGCTTTCTTTTGAGTGACCTAGCCTTCGAGCGAAGATCGTCGATACCACGGACATGGTGAACAGTGTAAATTGGAGCCTCACCAATCTTATCAATAGCGTTGTCCACTAGGGTGGATTCGTGAGGAGTAATAGTCTTATCTACATATTTCTTTAGATTAACGGCGGAGCAGGTTTGAGTCATCCTCTTGGTTAATTGCTCTGCTGGCATCTCAAAACTAAAGATAGCTGATGGTATGTTGCTCGATATAGAGTTCCTAAGAACAAAGTTCAAAGCCAACTGGGATTTTCCACATGAAGTTGGTGCGGCTATAACACACACTTCGCCCTGTGCAATGCCACCCTCATCAAGCTTGTCATCCAAGTGCGGTATACCAGTGGATATTTTCTTTGATACGTAAGTCCCGTCACTAATGCTATGCAGCCTCTTCTTTAGATCGCAAGCCGCAGTGGACAATGTGTTGTCGGATTCTTTACTTGAATCCATAATTTTACGAATTTCTGCCTCAGTCTTTGAAGCTACGTCAGTGGAGTCCACGTTTTCATTCAAGGATTCCAACTGCATTCTATAGTGCCTAGATAATTGCCTAGCCCTGCTCTTACCTAGAACAATTTTTGCAGCAGCACGCCCAGCCAGCGGAGTACACGGGGAGTCCATTAGTGTCATAATACGAATAACACCACCCACATCATCCAGCATATTATTACTGCGAAGCTGGTTAGCTACGTTTACCTCATTTACTTCATCATTATTGTTAATAACTCTGCCAATGCTACTGAATATAGCCGAGTTCTTCCCACTAGAGAAGTCATCCTTGGTTATAATATCCGATAGCTCATCATATAATGATCCATCTGATTCTGATATGCAGCTTGCTAATACGGATTCCTCTGCCTCGATTGCGTTTAGTTCGTTCATGGTATTTTATTGGGGTTTAGTTTTATAACTATTTGTTTTTATATTTATTCCTTATTTGTCTGATTGCTGAAATGGATACCCTTAAATGATCTGATAGTAGTGCCGCTGGAATATCAATACTCTTTTCAATTATGTTGCGAGTTTTTTCTGATATTTTTGAGTATGGTCTGTAGTTGGATTGTATGTAATCCTCAACACAGATCTCCTGTATTAACCCAGTGCGTTTTGCACGTATGATATCCCTGCGTGCCATCTTCCAGAAGTTCTTGCGGATATCCTTATCACCGTCCTCCGAGAACTCTCTGTCGTATGCTTCCCTGTAGTTATCAATGTAATCCTTCATATTAAATGTCGTTAAGTTCCTCTGGTAATAGTCCCAAGTCAATCCTTCTTTTTGTTTCCTGCCAGCAAGCGATGTTCCAAAGAACAGCACCGAAGTGATCCTCGTCTGTCTTTTGATCACACAATGCCCATAGGTGTCGGTTTGCGGCATCACAGTATCGTGAGAGCGGAATGCCCTTCTGCCAGTTATCCCTGCCGTATTTAATAGCTCCGTCCTCAAAGCGTTTAGCTAGGGATTTAAGAGCACACGTTGGGATTAGGGATGGAAGTCCTTTGCCCATCATTGCGTCCCTAACTGCACCTGTATTAAAGTTTGTCATTTTACCACTTGATGGTAATGTAGATATATCTGATGAAATCATTATTCTTTATATTTAATTGTTGTTGTAAAAAGGGGCGGGGAATACCAAAACCCCGCCCCTTAGTTACTACGCCTCTACTACCCCTAGCAGATTATTCAAAGGGTGATTCGCTAGCTACAGCCTCCTTGGGCTCCTTTAGCTTAACTGAAAGCGAATAGAACGGAGCACCCGCCTTGGATTCCTTCTTCCAAGCGTTGATGTAATATTCAGTGCCGCCCACATCGATTGTGCCACCCAAGTCTGGATGGGTTTCAGTTTTCTTGCGGTCGTTTTTAAACATAGCTCCGCGATTTGTGTTATCGTATTTTTCCATTTTTCTAGTTCCCTATATTAGGTTGTTGTTTGTAGCTGCCTTGCTGGTAGCTTGAGAGTCTTTTCCGTGCTTGTTTGTAGCATCCGCGTCTTTACAGTCGTCGATACAAAGCAGTCCATTGAGAGCGTATTTTCGAGCATAGGATGAGGAGCTACCAGTAATTTGGCTTTCGTCCATACCTTTTTTTGTTTCTGCTTCACGAGCAAACCCCACGGAGTCAGCGATTCTTGTGCCGTCGCTCAATAACATTGCAATCGATTTTACATATACACGACCCTCAATGCTTACGACATCATCGCTAAGAATTAACGCACAATTGTGCTTTTTAAGTAAGGGCTTTACAGCCTCTAAAATATCTTCGGCACTGCGGTATGCGTAGTTGCCAAAGTTATTGCGTTGTCCCTTGGGAGCTTTTAACTCCGTTTGGATTTCTGATAGTATGTTTTTATTTTCCATTAGTAATAAGTTTACGATATAAAGATGTTCTCTGTTTTGAGTTAGTGCAAGCTTTTATTTCACTTTTTTTCGCTTTTAGCATTTTTAATGCAAACACCTGATCCTCAAGAACTAAGCGATTAAACCTAGACGCTAATTGCTTTAATCCCACTGGATGAAGGTAATCTGTATCACCTTGATCCAAGTAATCCGCAATGTTTCTTAGCACTTCCGATAAGCTCAATTCGGAGCTTGTGCCGAAACGTCTAAAGCTATTCTCAACACGACCCAAGAAGGTGTTGCCCTCCATTGATATAACTCCGCGAACCATACCACTCACATGATTGTGATCCACACAGGGATTAAAGCATCCAGTCTTCATCACTGGACACTCCTTTGGTAGATTCTCGTTTCGGTATTGGGCTAATTGGGAATGCTTTAGATACTTCATGTTTTTCTATATCGGTTATTGTTATGATTAGGTTACGCTTAGTCGCCATAGTAGTTTCTTTGCCTTTTCTGGCTTTGCCAAAAGCAAACTTGATGGCGTTCGCCTCCGAGTTAGCTATCTTCCAAGTCCCGTGAACAAAGTCCTTACCGAACTCCCTATACTTTATTAGATAGGCTTTCACTAGACATTCATGAAGTCCATCCAATATAACTCGGAGGTTAGCTTGAAGCGTTCAATGCCCTTCTGCATTTGCTTCCAAGTCCACTCCTTGTGGTAATGCTTCTTGGATCTAATGTCAACGCACACGCTCATGATCGTAGGTAGATACTCTAAGTCCCACATCCTAGCTAGCATCCAACTCTCGATAGCTAGCTGAGTGCAGTCCTTCTTTTCGTAGAATTTACCACCGCGACCCTTGCAGTCACGACACTTGTAGTCAGCCATGAAATACTTACCATCAGTTAGCTTGCCAACGAAGTCCACTGAGCCAGCAACCTTGATCTCTTCGTCCCAAGTAATTAACTCACTGGCTACGGGTTCGATTCGTTCGTCGTTAATATATTT